AAGCCTACACAGATGGTCGTGTGGGTACTGCTCTTATACAAGAATGGCGTTTTAATCAGTACTGCCAGCGTTTACAGGCCATGATTGCGGACAAATTGGATGCTGAATTCAAGCTGTTCATGCGTTGGAGAGGCTTCAATATTGACGGCAGCTTGTTTGAATTGCAATTCAATGAGCCTCAAAACTTTGCACAATATCGTCAAGCTGACATTGATGCAGCTCGTATTGCCACATTTACACAGTTAGAAGGATATGCATATCTAAGCAAACGCTGGCTAATGAAGCGTTATTTGGGCATGTCAGAGCAGGAAATTGCAGAAAACGAAATGGCATGGGCAGAAGAGCGTGGAGATGCAGAGATTGCAGTACCAGAAAGCCCAGGATTGCGTAGTGTGGGCATTAGCCCAGGTGGCATTCAAAGTGATATAGAAGGACTTGGTCCAGAAGCCCCTGTGGGTGCTCCAGCAGCTGCAGCCGGGCAAGTCGCTCCAGGTGAAGGTCCAGGCACTGCTGCCGGCACCAATGCACCTACTCCAGCACTTTGATCAAAAAATAGTTAAATAGTGTTATGATTATATTAGAATTATTTGACCAAGCACCACATGGACATTATAATTGGGACGACCAATCGGATCAAAGTGTGGCATCCAAGGTGGATAGTCGTAAAAATCGCTTGACCATAGCACATTTACATCAATTACGCATCAGCCACGATGTGCGTAAATTAGAACACGAACAAAAGCTAGAGCGTGTGTCTAAGCAGTATACCCCGCCAGCAGAAGGCGGAATAGGTGGTATGCCACCCCCAGGCATGTAATTATACTGCAAAATTAGTCAAAAAACACTCATTTAACACCGAAATATTAGCAGTTTTGTAAATAACTTTACAGAGCCAAACAACTATTAAGGAGTTCCTATGAACAAGTTTGAAAAATTAATTGAATACATCATCAATGATGAAGACCAAAAGGCACGTGAACTATTCCACAGCATTGTGGTAGAAAAGTCACGTGACATTTATGAGGCCATCATGGATGAAGAATCTATGGATCATGTACACGGTGCTAAAGTCGAAGACTTGACTAACGAGATACAAGGCGAAGAAGCCATGGGCGAAGATGAGTTCAGCCTAGACGGTGACATGGATGATGATGGTGACATGGATGGCAGTTTGCCAGCTGAGCACGACATGGATGATGACACAGCTGAACACAACGAAATTGAAGACAAAGTAATGGACATTGACGCCAAGTTGGACGAACTTCTAGCCAAGTTTGATGACATCATGGGCGATGACTTTGGCAACATGGACAACGACATGGACGACATGGACGACATGGACGACATGGACGATGATAATACTCATGCCGATCTAGAAGGTGAGCCAGAGGAAGAAGACACAATGGCCGAAGCCAAAAAATCCGCTAAGTCTAAAATGGATGACAAAAAATCAGGACGTAAAATGTCCACAGTTGAATTGATGCGTGAATACGTAGACACAATTGGTGACATCTATGGCGGACAAGGTGATGCTACTGAAGGTACAACTGTTGGTACAGGCACAGGCAGCCCAAAGAAAGTTTCCATTCATAACAAATCTACTGTAGGCCCAGGTGCCGATTTTGGTGGACAAACAGCTACTCCAAAAGGTGGCGAACAGAATCAAGATGGCACAAGCCCAACCAAAGCCAGCAACGAATACAACAAAGGTGAAGGCACCATCAAATCTGGTAACGTAAATGTTCCAGGTGGCAAAGCCGGTACACCAAAGTCAACAGGTGACAGCTACGAAAAAGGTGGCGATAACCAAGGTGACGCACGTGGTAACATGGCTGGCACAGGCGCCAAGAGCGAGAAGCAAGGCGAAAGAAATACAAAAAGCGTGGTAGTTGCCAACGCTGGTAAGAAGTAATTAGGAACGATAATGGCTTTGTACCTAAAAGAGCATTTAACGTTTGACCGGGCAGAAATCAAGGTATTAACCGAAGATAATGCCAACGGGAATGGTAAGTCTCTAAAAATGGAAGGGATATTCATTCAAGGGGGCGTGAAGAATGCCAACGAGCGTGTTTATCCCGTTCATGAAATACAAAGAGCAGTATCTGCAATCAATAACCAACTCACAGAAGGTTATAGTGTTCTAGGTGAACTAGATCACCCCGACGATTTAAAAATAAACCTGGACCGTGTTAGTCACATGATTGAAAAGATGTGGATGGACGGTCCTTCGGGTTTTGGAAAATTAAAGATTTTACCAACTCCAATGGGCAACTTGGTTGAAGCCATGTTGACCAGCGGTGTCAAACTGGGTGTTAGCTCACGTGGTTCAGGTAATGTCAATGAGAGTTCCGGTCACGTTAGTGAATTTGAAATCATTACCGTTGACATCGTAGCACAACCTAGTGCTCCTAATGCATACCCTAAGGCCATCTATGAAGGACTTATGAATATGCGTGGTGGGCAACAGGTTTTTGAAATGGCACGTGAAGCCAATGGCAATCAACGAGTACAGAAGTACATGAAAGAGGCAGTGACACGCCTTATAAAGGATTTAAAGTTATGACAATCGCTTATGTGTACAAATGGACTCATTTACCATCAATGATGTGGTATGTTGCATCTAAAAAGGGACGTGTGGCATGGAATAAAGGATTGTCTGGATTTAAACATAGTGAAGAATCCAAAAGGGCAATTAGTTTGGCACGAAAAGGGAAAACTTGGGATGTACAAACTAAAGAGAAAATTTCTCTTAGTGAAAAGAGAACAAAATTATCAAAAAAATTGAATAATATCAAAACAACAAAAGGAGAATCCATATGTTAGATGCAATTCGACCATTATTGGATAACGGAGTTATTAACGAAGATACACGCACAGCTATTGCTGAGGCATGGGAAAGCCGTATTGCTGAAGCTAAAGAAACTGTTCGTGCAGAACTTCGTGAAGAATTCGCACAACGTTACCAACATGACAAACAAGTTATGGTTGAAGCTCTAGACAAAATGGTTACCGAGTCTCTCACTGCTGAACTATCTGAGTTTGCAGACGAAAAGAAACAACTAGCTGAAGATCGTGTTAAGTTTAAAAACCACATGGTCGAAAGTGCTGGCAAATTCAATGATTTCATGGTTAGTAAATTGGCCGAAGAAATCAAAGAATTGCGTGATGATCGCAAAGTTTACGAAGCTGCCGCTGGCAAGCTAGAAAAATTTGTAATCAGAGCACTTGCCGAAGAGATCAAAGAATTTGAAAATGACAAACGTGCTGTGGTGGAAGCCAAAGTTCGCTTGGTTCGTGAAGGTAAAGCAAAAATTGCTGAACTACAATCAAAATTCATTGCTCAATCTGCTGCTGCTGTTAAAGAGGCCGTTACCAGTTCGTTAGAGTCAGAATTGACTCAACTAAAAGAAGACATTCAAATTGCTCGTGAGAACATGTTTGGACGTCGTCTATTCGAAGCATTTGCTAGTGAATTTGCAGGTACTCACTTGAATGAGAACAAACAAATTCGTCAGTTGCAGGCTACTGTAGCCAAAGTAACTGGTAAATTATCTGAAGCAGTTCAGGTAATTGAATCCAAGCAAACTTTAGTTGAGACTAAAGAAAAAGAAATTAGAATCATCAAGGAATCAACAGAACGCAAGGAAAAACTTGCAGAACTGATGAAACCATTGAACAAAGAAAAGTCCGCAATCATGCGTGACCTTCTTGAGAGTGTGCAAACTGATAAATTACAGAGTGCATACGAAAAGTATCTACCAGCTGTACTAAACAACAGTTCTGTTGCTACACCTGCCCTACAGGCAAAAGTATTGACAGAATCACGTTCAGTTGCAACCGGTGATAAAACTGCTAAAACTCCCGTTGAAGCTCCAGCTACAGCGTCCTATGACAATGTGTTTGAGATGAAGCGTTTAGCAGGGCTTAAATAAACCCTAAGAGGAAAAAAAGGAAATTTTATGACACAAGCATTATTAGAGAGCCGTTGGGGCGAAACCAAAGAAGCCCTGTTAGAAGGCTTAAATGGTTCTAAGAGAACTACAATGGGTGTAATCCTAGAGAACACTCGTAAAATGTTGGCTGAGAATGCCAGCGGTGGTGCAACACAAGCAGGTAACGTAGCTACACTTAACCGTGTTATTCTACCAGTTATCCGTCGTGTTATGCCTACAGTTATTGCAAACGAAATCGTTGGTGTACAACCAATGACTGGTCCAGTAGCTCAAATCCACACATTGCGTGTACGTTACGCTGATTCCGTTTCTGACGGTTCTGGCTATGGTACTAGCACTACTGCTGGTGATGAGGCATTGAGCCCATTCAAGATTGCTGTTGCTTATTCTGGTAGTTCAACTACTGGTCAAGCTACTAGTACAGCCACACTTGAAGGTGTTGCAGGTAACAGAATTAACGTTCAAATCTTGAAACAAGTTGTTGAGGCTAAAACTCGCAAGTTGTCAGCACGTTGGACGTTTGAAGCTGCTCAAGACGCACAATCCATGCACGGTTTGGACGTTGAGGCAGAAATCATGGCCGCATTGGCACAAGAAATCACAGTTGAAATTGATCAAGAGATCCTAGGTTCTCTACGTTCATTGGCAGCTACTGATTATGCATATGACCAATCTGCTGTTTCTGGTACAGCTACATTCGTTGGTGACGAACACGCCGCTTTGGCAGTTTTGATCAACCGTACAGCTAACTTGATCGCACAACGCACACGTCGTGGTGCTGGTAACTGGGCCGTTGTAAGTCCAGCTGCATTGACAGTATTGCAATCTGCAACTACTTCAGCGTTCGCTCGTACAACAGAAGGCACATTCGAAGCTCCTACAAACACCAAGTTTGTTGGTACATTGAATGGTGCAATGAAAGTTTATGTTGACGGTTATGCAAATGACTCCGCAGCAGTTCTAGTTGGATACAAAGGTTCTAGCGAGGCTGATGCAGCCGCGTTCTATTGCCCATACATTCCATTGATGAGCAGTGGTGTTGTTCTAGATCCAACAACATTTGAACCAGTCGTGTCATTTATGACACGTTACGGTTACGTTGAGTTGACCAACACTGCGTCTTCTCTAGGTAACGCTGGTGACTACGTTGGGGAAATTTCTATCGCTAACTTGAGCTTCCAGTAATCTTAGATTACTAACCCAGGGATGGGAAGACAGAAAAGGACCGCAAGGTCCTTTTTTGTTGATTGCAGTAAATACATTGTTCATAAGAACTCTCGGAGGCCACTCCGGGTAGCCTAGAACGCTATTTAAAAAGGAAAAATAAAATGGCAAAATTAAAAATTACAAACACTGACACCAGCGGTCAAATTCACGACCGTTACATCAGCACTCAGTATATTAACGGTGCGTACACCGGTGGTACAGGTGGTAACACAACACAAACTGGACGCCAAATTCAAGCAGTTGCTAAAATTGGTTCTGGTACAGCCGGTAACAGTTCAATCATTGCACAAAAAGGTATTCGCAAGTTCAGAGCGTACAACGCAACTGATGGTGCAGGTATCTGTACATTGGCAAACATCACTACTCCAACTGCTGCAAGCACAATGAGTATTCGCGTTGACCTAGCGGAAGCAACAGCAAACATTGCAGCTGCTAACGTGGCACTCAATGCGTCAACACAAACATATGTAACATATGCTGCATCCAGCAACTTGGTTGGCCCACGTGACCTAGCAGTTGGCGATTGGATTCAAGGATTTGCCAGTAGCAGTATTGGTGCATTTGGTGCATTGGTTACAGCAATCAACACTCCATTGTTTGGTGGCACAGTTGCTAACATCACTGTTGCAGTTAACGGTAACGTAGCGGCACAGTCTGGTCAGACTATTACTAACTCACGTCAAGCTGCTCGTATCAACAACAAGTATGTTTACGATTTTAGTGGTAACAGATATCGTTATCACTTGGCTATTCCGGACAGCACATTTGTGCGTGTATGGTACACCTAATAAGTTGATAATTTAACTTAGAAAGCGGCTTCGGCCGCTTTTCTTTTGAAAAAACATTATGTTTATTTCTGCTAAATATACTAAAAACAAGGTTTTCTAATGGCATCATATAAACGAATTGGCGGGAACTATACAATTGAAAGTATAGGCGGAAACGTGACCATTGTGGGTAATCTCGTGGTCACGGGTAACTCTACGTCGGTTACCAGTACAAATACCAGTGTTGCAGACAGCATAATCACGCTAAACAAAGGTGAGTCCGGATCGGGGGTTACATCAGTTTATTCTGGATTAGAGGTCGATCGCGGATCAGCTGCCAACGTACAACTACGTTGGAATGAATCTGTAACAAATTGGCAAATAACAAAAGATGGCACAAATTTCGCCAATATATCAACTCTGAGTGCAGGCGGCGGATTGACATTAATCGCCAATTTGGACATGTTGACCTACAGTATATACAGCAGTACTACTGGAAATGTCAAATTTGACAGTAACTTGGCAATACAAAATACCACAGGAACGCCCACGGCAGTTGCTGGATATAACACAGTGTATGCTCAAACACCAAGCGGTGGTGGTTCGGGACTATACGTAACAAATACAACTAATACCGCACAAGAATTGGCCACAGCGTCTGCGGCAATTAAATACAGTATCATATTTGGATAATAGGAATAATTAAATGGCAATACAAAATACTAGACTAACAAGCAGCACAGCAGCAAATATATATGCCAGCTCAGGAAGTAGTGCAATAACAACAATTCACTTGTGTAACACCACAGGAGCAACAGTCACATGTAATGTTTATTTGGTAACAGGTAGCGGCGTCATAGCCAACGCAAACAATGCCATATATGCAAACATTAGTATTACTGGACAAAACACATATATTGTTTATGCTGAAAAATTTATTTTGGCCAATGGCGACAGTATTCGTGCGAATTGTAGTGCTGGTGATAGTGTAACAGCAACCATAAGTTCGATTGGAATCTAACGATGGGACGACTACTCAAAAACCCAGATATTGCTCAAGGGGCACTTGGTGTTAGATTGCCAATTGCCACCAGTGCATCCGGCGACTCTCCTGTTAATGGAGTTATAAGATTTAATACAACCAACAGCAAGGTTGAATTTTATTACAACGGTGCATGGAATCAAGTTGCCAAGATTGGTTCAGTTTCATTGTTAGTTGACGATTTAACAGGCGATGGTTCCACCACCATGTTCTTGATGCAAAAAGCAGAAACTGATCCAAAGGCAATTGCAGTGTTTGTCGGAGGAGTGTATCAACAGCCAGATAACAACTACACAGTTGATGGTACTTTATATATCACATTCAGTAGTCCGCCACCGGCACCAGGAGTTAACCCAAACAAGATTACCATTATCCACAATCTAAACAGCACTGATGCTGTATAAGGGATAACATGGCAATAGCACGTATAACAGGGCAGATGTTACAGAGCAACCTGGAACGCCAGGGTGCTGATATTGCCATTGACGGTAATTTAATATATGCTGATGTAATAAATCGTCGTGTTGGTATAAACAATGCCAGTCCTTCTTATAGTCTTGATAGTTCGGGCAATGTCAAACTTGCCAATCTTATAATATTAGGCAACACCATTACCAGCAATACTGGTAAAATTAATCTCGGTAGTGTATCTAACGTTCAAATAACAGGCGGCACTGCTAACTATATTCTATATACAGATGGTAATGGAAATTTAAGTTTTGGAAATTTAAGTACACTGTCTGGTTTAGAAAACTTTACAGGCAATAACATTGTATTAGGATCTGTAGCAACATCCGGCGATGCATACGGTACAACAGCCTTATCTAATACTATAACAGTTACTGATGCAATAAATTTTCTTGATAATATTATTGGTAATATTACCAACAAAAGTGGTAATGTAATTACAACTGGTAATTTATTTCTAACTGGTGGTTCTGCAAATTATGTATTGACCACAGATGGAAGCGGAAACACATCTTGGGCAAATTTAACAGTATTGGCAGGTGCTGTTGGTACAACAGGAATGGACGTTACATTAGGGACACCAACAGATGGTAGCCTTGTGGCCAATTCAGGATATGATGGTTGGTCAAGTACAACAAAAGTCACTGACGCAATAGACAATCTAAATCAAGTTGCCTTAAATCTTGGACAAGGTACATTTGTTGGCAATGTACAATTCACAGCAAATGTAACATCCAATGCCAGTCCAGTTGCAATTCGATTTACAGGAACAGCATCTGGTAACCCAAACACTTACTACTGGGATTTCGGAGATGGTAATACCACAACTGGTAGTAGTTCAGTGACACATCTTTATGCCAACACCAGTGGCGGAGTATTTACAGTTTACTATCGTGCGTCAAACAGTTCCGGCACATGGGGCGGAAATGCCACGTTGGGTGCAATTGGTAGCGTAGATGATTTTACTCGCACCAACTATATTACATTATATACACCAAACCCAGTACCATCATTTACCACTAACACAGCGTCATTGAATACTGGCAATACAATATCATTCACTGACACCAGTACAAATGAAACTGGATATACAGTATATTGGGGAGATGGCAACACAACGGTCAGCACAAGTCCTGGTAGCACACAGAAACACACATACAACAACGCCACCACAGATACTGCCTACAGTATCATATTACAAAGTAATAGCAGTACGGCCGCCGCACCGCCAACCATAGTAAGTGTTAATAGTGCTCCGTATACTACAAAAGTATACAGTGTAATAACACCATCAATCACAGCCAACGGTGCTGTAACAACCTTCCGTACAGTTAACTGGGAAGGCAATGGGGGTGGCACAGTTGGCGTCACTAACGGAACAACACCCACTCCTGGTAGTAACGCAACGTTTGGTGCTCAACAAGTTTATCAATACTGGTGGAGTGATGGTACCGCCAACAGCAACGTATCAATTGGTAGTGCAAGTTCAGGCGATACCAGTACAACTATTGCTCACACATATTCCTTGCCATCAGCACAACAGATTGCTGGAACATCAGTAACATATAATACTCTATTAAAAGTATACACCGGATATAGCACAAGTCCATTCACTAGTTCAAACATACAGATCATTGTTGAACCAAGTGTTCGTAGTAATTTGTCAGCGACAGCAAACACAATCAGCAATGCCACCGGTGACAATGCGTTGTCAGGTTATGTTTACACTGACTACCTTGGTAACGATAGGGGCTTGTTTAACTTCAGTTCGAATACCACACAAAATGCCACAATAGTAAATTGGAACTATGGAGATTCAACTTCAAGTGGTAACGTATCGTCTGGATCTGGATTCCCAAGTTCAGCAAATATAACACATACATATTCAGCAACTGGTGCCAAGACAGTGGCATTGACATCGTATGGTACACCAGTTACTATCTCACAGAGTAACACCAAATCAGTAACAGTCACAATTAAGACTACACCAACTGCACCGGGTGCATTAAGTACCAAAACATTGTCAATGAGTACTTCATCGGTTGGCACTAGTCCTTATTTGTCTGCTGGTGCAGTGGATAAAACAAGTGGTAACATTGCCAGTGCCGGAACAAGTGTAACACGTTATACTACATCAACTGGCACAGTGGTCACAAACACTATAACAAATGCCAATACATCTGTTGCAGGAACTTTACTTGCTTATGTAAGTGGAGCCAACGTGGGCGGAGTTGCATTTAGTACACCAACAGACACCAGTGGAACATATAACAATTTGGTAATTGCTGCAGACAGAGATTACCATGTGGTTGATGCCACATATCCAAGTTACTTCTACAAAGTCTTTAATGCTTATATCAGTGGGTCATTATCAGCTGCTAATTTGGGCTACAATGACACGTTCTTATCACATACCTCTACAGGTAAAACAAACGTAGTTCCTTATGTGGTGGATAATGTGACCGCAGTGCCAACATTGGTTACTTCGGGTGTGACCATGAGTAATGTGTCAGCAACCACAATTAGAACAGTATCGGGTGTTCCTTATTATCAAGCAGGTGGAAACGTTGTGGTACAAGGTCTACAAGCCTACAACTGGATAGGACAAACATTCTATGGTCCAAGCAGTGCATCGCCGTTCACCATCAGTGCCAACACAACACCAGCTGAAGGCACATCAGGAACAATTGCCACTAGCCAAACCAAAACATATGATGTATTGAACAGAGGCACCAATTACTTGACTGGTGGTGTACCACAGGCCAATACAGGTAACGTTATTTCCAATAGTTACACATTTGGTAATTTATATTTGAACATTGATGGAACAGCAGCCGCAGTGGCCAATGCCAACGTCAGTTTGACCAATGTGAACGGTACAAGTTCTGTGGTGACATTGCCCACATATTTGAATGTATACAGTGCCAGTTATACTGGACTTGATGAAACCAGTATTGCCTGTAGTGCAGGAGCTGCAGCTGGCAACACCACAGTGGCCAAACGAATTGTGTTGTCCAGTGCAAACGTGACTACACCAACTTATGCCAATACAGGCACAAACTACTACTCTACTGCGGCTTGGTCTAGTACATCAACAGTGGCAGGAACAACAGAAGCAGTTGTACGTTGGGGCAACTTGAAAGTCAACACAACAAACTACAGTAGCGGTTATTTGCCTGTGGGTCCAGATTTATCTGTGGGCGGAAACAGAACCACAACACAAAACTTCAAGTTTGCATTCCAACGACCCATCATGCAGAACATGAAGGTCATATTCACTGGCAACATAGCCGGAATGTATGTGGCTGCACCAGGAACAAAATTAACAGATACCAATTCAACGTTGAATGGTTGGATGGACGCCAATGTGGCCTACGGTGGATCAGGATACCCTGGTGCAAACACTGGTGCTGGCGGCAACGGTAGTACTGGTTGTGCAGTGGGAACCACAGTGCCGGTAAATACGTTTGTGAGCAATGTGGGATATATATTAACACTGGGATCTGCAGATTTATCTAATTCAGCAATACATCAATGTTTGTTCAACATAGTGTTGGGCCCTGGACAGTTTGTAAGTAACATTTATTTAGGATCTTATTCGTAATGGCTATTTCAGACAGTCAAAAAGTTGACCTCTTATATAAGAAGATTGCCTGGGCCGCGACCAAAACAGACACCAATCCTCCTAAAGAAGCTTACAACGAAGCTAACCCAAGCCCATTGCTAATTCGTGGAGACACCTTATGGCAATTGTCCGGATCGATTCCGGAAAGCATACCATCGACAACGAGTAGTGTTGTGCAAGTTTATAAAGATGGTTCGGGATCTTGGTCACCTACAGTTGAATGTACAGAATTGGCTGTTACAGATAATCGTACATGGTCAACGGGATTAACAAACTGGATTGATCCACAATTTGGATCCACATATTTTGTTAAAGTTTATGTTGATTCTACAGGAAGCACAACAGCACAAACAACAGGCACCGCATTACAGGCAGCCGGTCTAAACGACGATCAATGGTATTTTGATTATCAATCAGGTATATTAAACTTTATTGGTACTAACTTGCCTACATCCATTGCAACGGGTGTTACTGGTAAAAGTGTTTTTATTAGTGGGGCAAGATACATAGGCCCAACTGGAGCAACCAGTTTTACTAATGGACTGACAATTGGTAATATTACAATTAATGGTAATACCATTACTGGTAATAATAATATAAGTTTCGGTGGAAATATTACCACAACAGCCAATGTATTGACTAGCGGATTGTTTTACCCCAACGGTGCTGCCTATGTATTTGGTAGTACATTTGGTAATTCCAATGTGTCGACATTCTTATCAAGTTTTGGTAGTAATAGTATTACTACAACTGGTAACATTACTGGTAATATTATAACAGATTACATTACTGGAACTACAAGCAATGTGGTTACAGTAACAGGAACTGGATCTTTAAAATTACCAGTGGGATCAACTGCAAATCGTCCTGTTGGTCAAATTGGATATATCAGATATAATACAGATAGTGCAACATTTGAATATTTTGATGGCACCGCCTGGATCAGTATTGTTAATGGTATAACAGACCAACAAATTGATCCTGATGGTGCTAGTGCATCTTATGCATTAAGTCAGTCTTCGACAGATATTGGAGTATTGGTCAGTATCAACGGTGTTGTACAAAAACCCACAGTGGCCTACACAGTATCGGGTACCACTATTACTTTTTCACAAGTACCTGAAGTAACAGATTTAATTGATGTTAGGTTTTTGGCGACATCAGTCGTACATGAATTTGATAATATCAATCCAGGAACATATTTAAACAGAGTAACGGCAACCAGATCGCCAACACTAATAGATAGTATTCCTATTACAGGCAACACTGCACTACAATGGATTGTCACTGCCGTTGATAATGTAAACACAAACTACACAGCACTGACCATCAGTTCAATCAATACCGGCAGCCAAGTATATTATACAGGGTATGGAGTACTTCAAAGTAATACACAGGCCAATGTTGCAACTTTTACCAGTAACATTAGTTCAGGAAATATTAATTTATGGGCCACTGGCGACAGTGCCAACGTTACAGTAACATTTGAGAGATTGGCACTGGGATCTGCTACACGAGTTGGGTACTTGACAGCAGGTCCTGCTGGTACTACATCGGATGTGTTGGTGAGCGGAGTCAAGACATTTGCATTAGATACAAATGGTAATGTTACATTGCCAAGTGGCGGTATGATCAACTATGCCAATGGTGTAAGTATTCTAACTGGAATTACATCAGGCGGCACAACTTATAGTAACGCCAATGTTAAATCTTACTTGACTCAATTTGATGGCAACCTAATACCAAGTGCCAATGTAACTTACAGTCTAGGTACCAGCACAAATCAATGGCGAGACTTATGGGTCAGTAACAATACCATCTACGTCGGCAATACTCCAATATCAGTTAGCAATGGTACACTATTGATAAACAACACGCCGGTAACTGGTGGCACAACTTATAGTAATGCCAATGTTGTTGCTAACTTGCAGAATTACGTAACAAGCATCAGTACAACAGCCAATATTACAACCACGGCCAATATTATTGCTCCAAACTACTTGTTTGCCAACGGTGTGAACATCTTGTCCACTGTGGCCGCAAGTAGCACATATAGTAACACCAATGTAAGTGCATACCTAACCAGCCAAAATATTACCAGTGCCAATATTGGCAGTTATCAGACATGGGCCAATGCCAACGTAAGTGGGTTGTATAACAGCATTACTGGGGCCAATACCACTATACAAACACTAAATGCCAATGTGGGTGCCTATGAAATTTATGCCAATGCCAATATTGGTACTTTGTATAATGGAAATGTAAGCACCAATGCCAACTTGGGTGCGTTCCAAACTTATGCCAACACAACGGTATCAGTATTACAAGCCAACTTGGGTGTGACACAAATATGGGCCAACGCCAACATAGCCAGCATCAACGCCAACCTAGGCAGTTACTATACTTGGGCCAATGCCAATGCCGCAACACAACAAACATCTATTACCAGCCTGGCCACTAACGCCAACACCAATACAGCCGCATACTTGGCCGCAGGTATCTCAACCAATGTCACAACCACTGGCAACGTATCAGCCGGCAATGTGTTAATAAACGGTGCCTTAACAAGTTATGGTGTAGTGAATCCTGCTTTCATAGTTGTTGGACTAACAAGTAGTGTAACCAGTTTTGGAAATAGTAGCACCTTCGTACTTGACACTGTGGTAGGAAATGTCAACAGTCAAACAAGTTACAACACATCAACTGGTGTGTTCACTCTTACTGCTGGTGTAACTTATGACATGAGTTTTACACCAAGTTTTATCTCATTTAGTAATACCACAGGCGGATACTTGTGTTACGATTGGGTAGATTCCACTTCAAATGCACTACTAGATACAACTGGCATTGGTACAGGAACTTCAATACCAACCACTGAAAGTGGTGGACAAATTGATAATCCCACCGCCAGAGTCATATACACACCAAGCACTAACCAGACAGTTAAACTGCGTGTTACTTCAGCAAGCGGCACCGCAACCCTACGCGGTGCTATTGGAACACAGGCCATTGTTCGACCGCTTAATTTATCCATAGCAGTTCAAGCCACTGCCACTGGCACAGTCAACAACGATTATATACAAGCAGGTAGAATAACTAGTGGTCAAACTGTATCTAATGCGGCTACACCACAGGATGTAATATTCAACACCTCTATTGCTACTAATTCTGGTATAGCACACAATACATCAACTGGTGTGTTTACATTAACTGCTGGCAAGACTTATGAATTAGAATCGCAGTTGACTTATATTGGTATGAATAGTACCGGTGATTATATCTTGTTCAATTGGGTCGATGCCACAACAAATGCACTACTAGATACGACTGGCATTAGCACAGGTACTGTAGTACCAGCTACTTGGGCGTCGAACGCCGCATATGGAACTTTATCTAAACTAGTTTACACACCAAGCACTAATCAAACGGTAAAAGTAAGAATTACTGCCGGACTAGGTAGTGGCACCATTGTGGCAGGCCAAGGCACATACGCTAAAATCACACAGATTAATCAAGCCTTTGCCCTCAACACGCTAGACACAATGACCACAACTGGCAATGTCACAGTAGGTGGCAACTTGACAGTCACACGGGCTGTAACGGTATCAGGAGATGTCACTGCTACTGGCAACATCACTGGCACTAACCTAACCAGTAAGACCACAGGTTCATGGACAGTGACCACTGGTACAAATACCTACAGCATCACAGTTCCTGCCAGTGGCACATATCAAATTTGGGTCCGAGGCAATATTCCCAACGGTATTCTAGTATACCTTGCTACTGTGGTAGTTACCAATACCAATGTGCCTGTGGTGGGTGCTCAGTATGCTTGGGTCTACAACGGCGGCGGCACACCCATTGACTTTACCAGCATACCCAATCAGTTTACCGGCACTGCAAACACCATAGTTCGTAGCAGTACCTCCCCCAGTGCAACCACCAATAGATTTGACTTTGGTATCAACAACACCAGCGGGTCTAGTCAAACGGTCTACTGGGGCTATGTCACGCTTGGCTAAGTCTGCCATAATCCCCTAGATCGTTTGCAAAAGTATAAATAAAAGTACACATCAACTACAGTTATCGCACTAGACTAGTGCATTCTAGATAAACTTCCCTAAGTTTTTATATTTCTATCCAATTTGACTTGGACAGAATGGTTTCTTCACGGACCGTATAAATAACATTATAACACTAACTTGAAGGATAATTCCGTGGCAAATATTACCAGAATTAAAAATAATCAGATCACAGACAGCACCATTACAGCTGCCAAGATTGCAACAAACACACTTACCGGGGGCTTGTTTGCAACCAATTTGACCCTGAACAGTAACGTTACAATCCTGGGTAATTTGACTGTTGCCAACAGTTTTGCACAGTTAAATTCAATAAACACATACATTAATGACCCCGTTGTTGTGTTCAACAACAACTATACAGGATCTCCAACATACGATATTGGTATGTTGATCAACCGCAATTTGAACTCGTTGGCTCCTTACGGTGCTGTTAATGCTGCGTTTGTGTGGAAAGAAGCAGACACAGCATTTGTGGGTGTAATGACCACAGAAACTGGTACCACTGCTGGTGCCATTAACAATTCGGGCTTTGCCAACTTGAAAGTTGGTAACGTGACAGCCAACAGCTTGACCATAACCACAGGTTCAATCACAGCTTCAAACGGTATCACAGGTACTCCAATCAGCGGCAGTACTGGTTATTTTACCACAGCTCAAGCAACAAATTTCTCAACAGCCAACGCTGTAATCACAGGTGGATATGTCAACGGACTAGCCAACGTAACAGCCACACAGGCCACAGTAACCAACTTCTTTTCAGGCAACATCACAGGTAACTTTACACAAGGTAGTTTGAACGGTACTGTACCTACTGCCAACGTTAGTTTGTATGATAGTTTTACAGCTTCTACGACTAATGCCACATTCTATCCTCAGATAGTTGATAAAACTACTGGTAACGGAGCAGGATTCACAGCCAGTACGCTAACACACAATCCTTCAACTGGTGCATTATCAGCAACCAGCTTCAACGGTATTGGTACATTTAGTACAGCAACTACCAGTGGCACGTTAATTGCGTCTGGCAACATTGTGGCTGCAAGTGGTACAGCAAGTACAAACACAACAACAGGTGCTGTGGTGGTAGTGGGTGGGGCAGGTATCAGTGGTGCAATTTATGCAGGTAGTATACAGAATACTCCAATTGGATCAACAACAGCAAGTACTGGTGCATTTACTACAGGTACATTTAGTTCAACGTTGGGTGTTACTGGTGCAACTACTCTTTCAACTGCCACAGCAGGTGGACTACAAGCACAAGCAATTGGTAATGTAACACCTGGTTCGGGTGCATTTACTACAGGTACATTTAGTTCAACACTGGGTGTTACTGGTGCAACTACTCTTTCAACTGCCACAGCAGGTGGACTACAAGCACAAGCAATTGGTAATGTAACACCTGGTTCGGGTGCATTTACTACAGCAAGTACCTCAGGCAACTTGACAGTTGGCGGTAATATTGCCATAACTGGTAACATAGTACCAAGTGCCAACGTAACTTATAGCTTGGGTACCTCGGGATTAAGATTTAAAGATCTATATTTGAGCGGACAAACACAATACATAGGTGGCTCTGTGATTGGTGAAGGCACTGATGGTAATTTGACTCTTACCACTGCCACTGGAAATCGATTGACAATCGCCAGTACAGCCAATGTTATAGTAACAACAGGAAATATCGGAGCTCCATACCTATTAGGCAATGCGTACGGCACAACTGGTACGTTCCTTGGCACAGGTACAAGCACAAGCACAACAACTGGTGCTGTGGTGGTCACAGGCGGTGTTGGTGTTGGTGGTAACTTGTATGTGGGCGGTATCAGTGTACTAAACGGAAACGTAAGCATTGGTGGCAACTTGACAGTTACTGGTCAAAGTGTAACCATTGGTGCTAGTACATTGAGTATCAATGACCCGATCATTAACTTGAACACACCTAGCGACCTAACACCACTAACTACACCGACTACAGCTGATATTGGTTTAAAATTCCACTACTATGACACTGTTGATTCAGCAGCATTCTTGGGACGTACCACAGCAGATGGATTCTTGACCTGGTACTCACGTGGTACAGACACAGCCAACGTGTTTGCTGGCACAGTATTGGGCACAACCAAGTCTGGTGCAGCAATTATTGCCAATGCCAAGACAGTGGGCGGTGGCCTAACAGCCAACACAGGAACGTTCCAGGTATATGGTGATGGTAGCATATCAGGAAACTTGTATATTGGTGCTACAACCACTACAGCCACAGTGAATGCAACAACATCATTGATAACAGCAACATTGAATGCAGGTACAATCGGTAACGCAGGAGCAGCGTTTAGCGGTGCAAGTTCTACGCTAACAGGTACTGCTATTGCAACCACAGTTAACGCAGGTACAATTGGTAACATTGGTGCCAACTTAGTTGGTACTGGCACTTACTTGACAAGTTTAACTGGATCAAACGTCAATGGTACAGTGGCCACAGCCAACGTCAGCTTGTATGATAACATTACACCATATACAACTAACCAAACGTTCTACTTGCAGTTTGCCAACGTGACAAACGGCAATACTTCAACAGGTGCAACCACAAACATCAACGTTAATCCGTCAACTGGTAACGTGAGTGCCACAGCGTTTGTTGGATCAGGTGCTTACTTGACCAACATCAGTATTGGTGCGTTGAGTGGTACATATCCAACTGCCAACGTGGCCATATACGATCAAGTCACCAACTTGACCAATAATCAAACCTATTACTTAGAATTTGCCAATGTGGTGAGTGGAAATAGTGTGACTGGTGCAGTGACTACGGTCAACGTTAATCCGTCGACTGGTACACTGAGTGCAACCACATTCTCGGGTGCTATCAGCAGTTCAATGGTAACAACAGCACTGGGCTTTACACCATACAACAATACCAACCCATCCGGATATCAAACAAGTTCGGGTTCAGTCAACAGTGCAACCTATGCAACACAGGCAAGCAGTGTCAACATAAACACATCAACCAGTTCAACTGCATACTATCCAGTACTCACTGACAGTGTTGCTGGTGGTGCACAGAACGAATATGTAGATGGTAACGGTATACTAAAATATACTCCAAGTACAGGTAACTTGACAACCGCCAACCTAGTGACGACTTGGGGTGCAAACATCAACGTTGGGCAGAACACTGGTAACGGTGCAGACTTGTATGTACTTGGTAAGAATACTACATCATTGATATGGGCACGTTCAAGCACCACATACGATCAGGTGCTGATTGGTAACAGTGCCACAGCGTCCACATTGGTACGTGGTGCAAAACTACAGATCAACAGCACAGACAGTATGATGATACCATCAGGTACAACAGCACAACGTCCAAGCAGCACAGGCGGAACTGATACCACTGGTATGTTGCGTTTCAACACAACATCAACAGCGATGGAAGTGTATAACGGATCAAGCTGGCAGTCATTGTCAACACAATTTACTGTTATAGCCACAGACTCGTTCAACGGCGATGGAAGCACAACAGCATTCACAATGGCTGCTTCATCAACCACCAATGGTGCTATTGTCAGCATTAACGGTATTGTGCAGATTCCAACAACAGCATACAGTTGTTCTGGAACCACACTAACATTCACTGAAGCTCCTGCAAGTGGTGACGTGATTGATGTAAGAAGATTGACAACAACATCAACAATTACGGCCATATCTGGTACCAACGGTTACATGGGATTCTATGCAGACAACAACGGTGCTTATGTGACAACTGGAACAGGTTCTGCAAACAATACAACATATTGGGACACATCAGGTGCAGAAGTCAATGCAGTTGGCAACGTGACAGTTGCAAGTGCAAACACAGCAACCACAGTGGACACCATGTCAACCAGCACATACCGCAGTGCCAAGTACATTGTACAGGTCACCAATGGTACCAACTACCAAGTCATGGAAGCGTTGTTGATCAGCAATGGTACAACCGCCACAGTGACCACATATGGTACGATACAGACCAACGGTAACTTGGGTGTATTGTCAGCTACACAAAGTGGCAGCAACTCATTACTACAGTTTATTGCAACCAATGCAACCAACATAGTGAGAATTAAGAAAGATTATTTGGTAATCTAATAGCGACAGTTAAGGGCAGATAGGCTGCCCTTAACTTACAAACCTTATCGGGGAATATGGAACCGGGGAAAATAAAATGGCAAATGGAAATTTCGTAGTACAAAATGGTCTAACAATTGGACCAATGACAATTGATGCGGCCACAGGTAGCATCTCAACAACAGGTAATATTACCACAACAGGTACAACAACAACCTTCATTAATGAAATTGTTACTGGTACTGAAGCGGTTTATGGCTTAGTAACAGCCAATGCAAATGTAGCAAGTAATAGCACTACAACTGGTACATTTGTTGTAACCGGTGGTGTTGGTGTCAGTGGTGCAATATACAACGGTGGTGTACACATCAGCTCAGGCAACATTGTGGCTGCAAGTGGCACAACCAGCACAAGCACCACAACAGGTGCATTGGTGGTTGTTGGCGGCACTGGTATCAGTGGTAACTTGTCATTGGGTGCTAATATCTTGTTGTCTGGTAGTCCGGGCACAAGTGGACAATTCTTGAGTACAACTGGTACTGGACTCCAGTGGGTAACACTGAGTGCCAGCAGTATCAGTAATGGTACAAGTAACGTAACCATTGGTAGTTCGGGTGGTATTGCAACAGTTGGTATTAGCAGTGCCAACGTTATGGCCATTAGCTCAACTGGTACACAACAAAACGGTACATTTGGAGTAACTGGTAACGTCTATATTGCGGCTAGTATACTACCTACTGGTAATGTAAGCAGTAACTTGGGTGATAGTACACACTGGTTCAATACATTCTTTGGTGTTGCGACACAAGCCAAGTACGCTGACTTGGCAGAGAACTATCAAGCAGACGCTGCATATCAAGCAGGACAAGTTGTGGAATTTGGTGGCACACATGAAGTAACATTGGCAACTCCGGACACAAAACGTGTTGCCGGCGTAGTATCCACAAATCCAGCTCACTTGATGAATGGTGGACTACAAGGCACTAATGTTATTCCATTGGCACTGCAAGGGCGTGTTCCTTGTAACGTGATTGGTCCAGTTGCCAAAGGTGACATCATGGTCAGTGCAGGCTTTGGCTATGCGAAAACAAATAACAATGCACAAGTGGGACAGGTAATTGGTAAAGCGTTGGCTGACTTTTCGGGTGCCAAAGGCGTTATTGAAGTGGTCATAGGTCGACAATAGACTTATTGTCTTACTCGATAAAGGGCCAATTTGGCCCTTTTATTTTTGCTAAATACTCTAACAACGGATTTGTAAATGGCATTAACTAGACCCTCATTAGCACAAATAACAACCGGCACATCTAGAATCAGCGATCCTCTTACGGTATTACATGCTGGGTATAGTTCGGCCAACGTAGATATTGGTTTTTTATTGAATCGTGCCAATGGCCTAGTCAGTAATGTGGCCTTGTATTGGAACGAATCTGGCAATACTTTTGTCACAGCATTTACCAGTAACACTGGTATTACAGACACCAACGTTGCAGTTACCAGTTATGCAAACATTACATCCGGTAGCCATATAGTCAATGGAACACTATTTGCCACAACTGTTAGTGCAGCCACAATTGGTAATACCGGGGCCGCACACACTGGGTCAACACTAACATTAACTAGTTGGGCTAACGTTGCTGGCCCACTTGTAGTAACAAACAATACAGCAGTACAGGCAATACAAGTAACTGGTACTTCTACCAAAGGCGGCGCCGGCTATCACGATTTTTTATTAGTTACTAATCAAGGTGGCGGCACCAATCCTAACAAGACCTTCCGTTTAAATAGTACCGGTGGCATTGAGATTATCAATAGTGCTTATACTAGCAATCTGTTTACTTTAAGTGATGCCGGCGATTTAACAATACTCGGTAAGGTAACAGGTGCTAACGTAGTTACTACAAACGGTGTATTCTGGGCAAACGGTTCATCATACAGTAGTGGCGGCGGCGGTGGTGGTACGCCGGGAGGAAGTACAACACAAATACAATACAACAATGCAGGAGCGTTTGCAGGAGCTGCAAACTTTGTCTATGCTTCTGGCACTGGCAACGTGGCTATCAGTACTACTACAACTAGTACAAGTACAACTACAGGTGCATTGGTAGTTGGGGGTGGAATTGGCGTCGCAGGTAATGTGTGGTGTGGACAAGTTTACGCCACCAACAATGGAAATGGAACAAACTTTGCAGTTGGCGACGATGTATGGATTGGAGACATTAACGTAGCCAACACTACACGTTTAATGGGACAACAAGATGGCACACAAGGGTATCTGGTATTTGGTAGCAGTAATGCCACTAACTATATTGGTCGTTCAGGGACTAATCCACTCACAGTAACTGGTGCGTTTAACATCACAGGACAAACCACTGTAGCAACAGTCAATGCTGGTACTATAGGTAACATTGGTGCCAACGTTGTGGGTACCGGTACTTACTTGACAGCGTTAGCAGGATCAAACGTCAACGGTACAGTCACAACAGCCAACGTTAGTTTGTATGATAGTTTTACAGCCACTACAACTAATGCCACATTTTACCCACAAATGCTTGATAAAACAACAGGCAATGGTGCAGGATTTACAGCCAGTACGCTAACACATAATCCCAGTACAGGTGCGTTAACGGCAACCAGTTTCAATGGTGTTGGTACGTTTAGTACAGCAACCACAAGCAGTACATTAATCGCCAGTGGTAACGTAGTTGCTGCATCAGGCACAGCAAGTACCAGTGCCACAACAGGTGCGTTGGTGGTAGTTGGAGGTGCAGGTATTAGTGGTAACGTGTTCACATCAGGTTGGGTAGTGCCAACTGCCAACGTATCACAAAATCTCGGAACAACAACCAGCTGGTGGGGCACCTTTTATGGGGTATCAACACAGGCCAAATATGCTGACTTGGCAGAAAACTATCAAGCAGACGCACAATACGAGCCCGGAACTGTGCTGGTATTTGGCGGCGAGTACGAAGTAACTACCACAACAACTGACCACGATGAAAGAGCAGCGGGGGTTGTTTCTACAGACCCAGCCCACTTGATGAATGGTGGACTAAGTGGAACTAATGTGGTTGCTCTTGGACTAACTGGACGGTTGCCCTGTCGTGTGTTGGGGCCAGTAAATAAAGGCACAGTATTGGTTACAAGTACAGTGCCAGGGGTGGCCCAAGCAATAGATAACAGTCAATTTAAACCAGGATGTGTACTGGGTAAAGCGTTGGAATCTATAAATACTAATAGCATAGACACAATAGAAATTGTTGTCGGGAGATTCTAATGCAAAAACTAAGACAGATATATAGAAGTTCTTACTCGGGAGAGTCAATTGTGACCAGCTTAACGCTGGAAAATAACCAATGGATGCCTGAAACAGAAGCTGTTCAAAATCAAATCACCAATACTCACACCACTGGACAGGCTATTGCCATTGGTAACGGCGAAAGTCGTGTGGGATTTGATTTGACACATATTGCTAGACATCAAGGCGGTGTGTTGGCTGTGGATAAATTACAAAGTTATGGATGTAATGCACTATATAGAGATTTTACACCAGACTTTTTGGTTGCAACTGGCACTGACATAATTGCAGAATTGGCCAAT